CCCGCGCCTTAGGTCAGGCCGAACTTCAGCGTCTTGATCGCCGCGAAGTCGGTGACGTCACCGCCGACCCGCTTGGTGGCGTAGAACATCACGTTCGGCTTGGCCGAGTAGGGATCACGCAGGATGCGCATGTCCGGGCGCTCGGCGATGGTGTAGCCGTGGCCGAAGTCGCCGAAGGCGATCGAGAAGCTGTTGGCGGCGATGTCAGCCATGTCCTCGACGATGGCCACCGGATACCCCATCAGCCGCGCCGGCTGATCCGCCGCCAGGCCTTCCATCCACAGGAACCGGCCCTGGCTGTCCTTCATCTTGCGGACATCGCCGGCGGTTCTCGAGTTCATCACGAAGGCCGCGCCGGCGCGGTATTCGGCACCCAGCGCATAGACCAGATCGATCAGCGCATCGGCCGGGTCGTTCAGGTCGAAGGCGCCGCTCGCGCCGGTCGCCACATAGCCGATATTGCCCCATGCCCACGAGGCGTCGGCGACCATGGTCTTGGTCAGGAAGCCGGTCGGCTTGCCGACACCGTCGCCATTGACGAAGGCCGCGCTTTCGGCCCGCAGGAAGCGGTCGGCGATGCGCTCGGCCAGCCACGCCTCCACGTCGAACGCGGCGTCATCGAGGATCCGCTGCGACGCCTTCGGACTGGCCGACAGCTCATGCAGCGGGATCGAGATACGGTCGATCAGCGGCGAAGCGGTCGCCGCGACAGCAGCGATCTCATCGATCCAGCCGGCGCCGATCTCGTTATGATCGATCAGCACGTCATAGGCGCTGGCCTCGACCTGCACCACCCGCGAGATCGCCCGGATGCTGGCGCCGGAGCGCAGCACATGCTCGACCTGCTCGGCGGTCTTCGGATCGACCAGGTAGCCGCCCTCGGCGGAAACGCCGGTGTTCAGGCCCTTGGTGTTCAGCGCCAGGCTCTTCAGCTCGTCGTCGTCGCCACGGCGCACATACGCGGCAAAGGCCTTGCTGTGCGGCAGCGTCACATTGGCACTGGTGTCCAGCGCCGGGCGACGCTGCTCGGCGCCCTTGCGGTCCAGTCCTTCGAAGCGGTTCGTGATATCTGTCATGCGCTTGCTCATGTCATCCTTGAAGCTGTTGAAGTTACATAGAAATTCGGACGCCACCGATTTCGCTTCTGCGCTCACGGCAGGCGCGGCCACGGCCGGGGTCTGCTGTTCGGTCTCTATCATGGTCACTCTTCCTTTTTCGCGATTGGCAGAGACCCGCCCAAGCGGAGCTCAGCGGGGATGGCCTGCGCCCTCAGCCAGGGCCTCAGCCAGCGCCAGTTCCATGATGTCGGCGGCATTGGGTACCGCCAGCATGGCCCGGGCCGTGGGAAGCATCGGAAACGTCACCAGCGACACCTCCCACAAATCAATCTCCAGAAGCCGCCGCCCACCGGTCGCGCGATTGGCCTCGGCTCTGACCGTGCGATAGCCGATCGACAGCCCGTCGACCGCGCCTGCCCGGATCAGCGCCAGTGCCTCGGCGCCCTGCGCCACATCGGCAAGGATCTTTCCAGTGACACTCAGGCCACGGGAATCCTCCTGCACGGCGTGCCACACCCCGATCGGCCGCGCCGGATCGTGCTGCCAGAGAAACTTTACCTTCCGCCCAGCCGCCGCCAGTCGTGCCAGCGAGGCCCGGAAAGCGCCGGTGGCAACGACGTCGCCACCCTGATCGGCCTCGCCAAACAGCGAGGCATAACCTTGCACGACCCCGCTCTCGGCCGCCTGCGCCTGCCCGTCGAAAGGCAAAAACTTGACCTCCAGCCCGTGCGGGGCACGGGCCGTTCCATAATCCATCTGCATGTTGTCATTCCCCTCCGGCGACTACTTTCCGGCCCGCTCCGGCAGCCCAAGCATCGCCCGCTTTTCGTCCTCATCGAGGAACGCCGCCAGGCTGACCCGGCGCCACAGGGCGTCGCGTTCCGCCGACAGCGCCGGCACCGCGTCCTGGTCCGGCTCGAGGCTCAGCGAACCGCCCGTCCCCATGCCCAGCCAGATCCCCAGCGCGCTGGCGGTCTTGCGCACCAATGGCAGGATGGTCTGGCGGTAGAAGGCGCGGTTGGCCTCCTGGTAGTTCGAATAGGTGTTGTCGCCCGGCAGGCCCAACAGCATTGGCGGCACCCCGAAAGCCAACGCAATATCACGCGCCGCGGCGTTCTTGGTCTCGAGGAAATCCATGTCCTGGGGCGAATACCCCATCGGCCGCCAGTCCAGCCCGCCTTCCAGCAGCATCGGCCGCCCGGCGTTGCGCGCACCCTGATGGTTGTCCTCCAGCTCGCGCAACAGCCGCTGGTATTGGTCTTCCGACAAATGCCCGTTGCCGTCCTGTCCGGCGAAGACGATCGCCCCCGAGGGCCGCGCCGCATTGTCGAGCAGCGCCTTCGACCACCGAGCCGCCGCGTTGTGGACATCGACCGACGCGGCCGCCGCCGCCAGCGGGCTCAACCCGTAATGGTCGTCCAGCGGATGAAACGACTTCAAATGCAGGATCGGATCGACCTCGCCGGTCATATCGAAGCGATGTTTCTGACGGCCAACCGTATAATCATAAGCCATCGGCCAACCATCGGCCCCCGGTACCACGCTCATCCGGTCGGGCCGCAGGCAGTGCAGATCGCGGGGCAGCCCATGCTGATCGTGGCTGGCGCCCTCCAGGTATGCGTTTCCGCTCAACTGCAAATGCCCATAGATGCATTCCATGAAGGTCTGCCCGCCCTGCCCCGGATTCGGCCGCTCCAGCAGCCGCAGCACCGGGTGGTCGGTCATCCGGGCGCCGTTCTCGGTCAGCACCAGCGGGATCGCCGCCGCCGATTCCGCCACCATGCGCACCGAGCGGAAACCGATCACGTTCTGCTCATAGCCGTTCCGGGTCAGCGAGACAGTGTCCCGCGGGCTCCAAACCGCCCGGCCGGAGCTTTGAAACGCCATCAGCGCCCCAACGGCCGACGCCTTTGCTTCGCGTGGCCGCTCCTGATTTTCCTCGCGTGGCCGCTCCTGATTTTCCTCGCGTGGCCGCTCCTGGGCCGCGCGGAACAATCGAAATCCCATGTCGTCATGATCTCCGTGTTGAAGCGGTCACAGCTTGCGCATTCTCGGCACGGCCTGCCCCGCACCGTCGAGCACCAGGTCGGTCAACGCCCATACCAACGCATCCAGCCGGTCCGGGCTCTTTATCCCTGCCCTGTTCGCGACCACGAACTGGCACATCTGTCTTTCCAGCTCGGGAAAACTGCCCACATGCAGAACCCGCCCCTGCTCGTACAGCGCCGCCACCGGCTCCGCCCGCAGCCGCTTGCCGCGCGAGGCACGCACGGCGCGATAACTGATTTGCGGATCGACCTGACGCATCACGCTCTCGACCAGATCACCACCCTGGTTCACTTCGGCAACCAGCCGGTCCGCCTGATAGTCTCGATAAGCTTCAGCAGCGATTCCCGCCCAAGCTCGAGGGCTTTGACCCGCAACCGAGAGATCAGCCAGGACATGAACTTTCCACTCACTTGGTTCTCCAATTCTGCTGACGCCGGCGACCACGATCCCGCATTCGTCGGCATTGATGCCGCTGGTCATCGGCGGGTCCACCGCGACCACAATCCGGTCCAGCTCCGGCACTTCGCGCGTCCGTGCGGCGTCGATCATCGACGGTGTCCAGAGCGCGCCCTCGCGTTCGCGCACCAACTCGCCGTCCAGTTCCTGGTGGCCCTGCCAAGTCCCGTCAAAGCGCCGCCGCATCCGGTCCACGAAGTCCGGCGCCAGATTGGCCTGGTTCACTTGGGTTGCGGCATGGGTCACGACGCTCATCGCGTCGCCCATGATCTCGATCAGCACATCGTTGTCGCGCGGCGTGGTCGTGACGATCTGCCTCGGCCGGTCACCCAGCCGAAGACAGAATTGCAGCATGTCCCAGGCATCGCGGCATTTCTTCCACTTCGCCAGTTCGTCAGACCACGCACAATCGAACTGCGGCCCACGCAACGCCTCGGGATTGGCCGCTGACAGCAACATCGCCTCGGCGCCGTTCGGCCAGATCAGCCGGTTCTGGCTGATCCGCAACTCCGGGCGGCGATCCGGCGGCGCCGTGGCCATCAGGCCCGAATCGCCGTCCACCATCACCGCCCGGACCTGATCGATCGTTTCGCCGAGCAATGCCACGCGGCTCGACCGGCCGGGAGACA